TCAGCAGCTTGGCGGATTTGGAGGATGAACCATGGCACGTTCCCATCAACCAAGTACCAAGCGCGTGAGTCACCTGCCACAGTACCGTCTTGTTTAAACATGAAACGGCTAGTGGTTAGGTTAGCAATCCCTTGGATAGGGTTGATAGCGTTCGTGAACCCAGCAGCTCCTGGGGTAGCGCTAGGTACCGATGGGTACCATCCGCTGTTCAAGAGCACAGCAGCATCGAAGCGAAGGGTTGGGCCGATGATCAAACGATCAGGGCGAACCATCATTTTGAGGCCGAGCTTATTCTTTTGGTTCATCAAAGCAACGATCCCAGCTTGGATGTTTCCTTGATTGAGAGCGCCGTAAGAAGCTGGGCGAGTAGCGCCACCGCCAACCATAGCAGTAGACCATGGGTAGGTAGCTTCTTCGCTTGGCTGTGTCTCAGAGACAGGCACAGACATATCGCCATAAGCCATTCCAGACACAGAAGCCAACTTAGCCATGACAAGCACTTCAAGAGCAAGCTTTGCATATTCACCCATGAGAGCTACTTGCTTGGAGAACTGACCAGTCTGATCGTCCTCAAGCAATTCTTTCTCAACAGCAAAGTGCGTTCCATACTTGCGGTTTTTGAGCTTGATGTCCAAACCTGCAGCGCGAGCTTCTGGGTACTTCTCTTGCTTCCCAATTTCTCTCAAGAAAGAAATTCCATGGAGGGGAGCATATAGTTCAGTGTCCTTAGACGACTGAACAACGTGGCACCATTCTTCAAAAGAAGTGTCCACAGTCTCATAAGCGGAGTTCACAATCGTTTGAACACCGGCTCTTAAAACTTGAGCGAAAGATGATCCGCTCTCAGCTTCACGCAAAGACTTCTGGCGAGCTGCTTTCCAGCTAAACCGTGGGTCTAGAACTGGGAACTTCTCGGCATCCATCATGTCAGTACCAGTGCGGAGCTTGAAGCTCTCGCGGAGTTCTAACATCTCTGGGTTTTCCCAGACGGCGCGTTTAATTACTTTTTGATTCTCTTCACGGCTATTTCTAGCAGTTAATTTGATACTCATTTTTCATCCCTTTCTTAGAAGCTCAAGCCAGCCATCGCAAAACGTGCACCCACAAGGATGTCACCTTTTGAGCCAGAAACAGCAGTCACAGCAGCACTTTGGAAAATACCAACGTGGAAGCCATCTCCTGGATCGGTCACAGTTACAGTTTGTGCATCAGTCACAGTGACATAAACCTTATCGCCAGGAGCAAAAGAATCTCCGGCTTTAAGTTTAAGGCTAGCGACTACGCCGTAGACTGGACCAGCAAGGTCTTCTAGGGCTTGGGCAGCATCCACAGCAGTACCACTGTAAGGGCTAACGACCTTACCGGATACGATAGTTTGCTTGGCAACGCCAAGGATTGTCTCAGCGTTAGCAGTAGCAGCCACAGGCTTGATCAAATTAGCTGCGTCATCAAAGTACAATAGGTCACCTTGATTGTACGATACAGCCGAGCTGATTACAGCTTTGGCGGATTCAAATAAAGACTTCGGAGCGACACTCCGAACAATGTTATTAATAGGCAAAGTAGCCATTGGTTATTCCCTTTCAATTTATTTTAAACAATCTGCAAACGATTCGCCCTTAGCGGTCGGTGCAGCCGATTTCTCTGTCATCACAAAATCACTGAAGTTAAGAGCCGAACTTGCCCTTTTGCTTGCAGCGCCCTTTGTGAACGCATCCCATAGCTTGTCGATTTCGCCCTTGGTCTTGGCTCCTTCGACGAGTTTCTTGAATTCATCTGTGATCACTCGAGGCTCTTTGCTCTCTTTGCATTTGGTCTCGACGTGGTCTTTAAGCTCAAACTTTTTAAGAGCTTCTTTAAGTCGTGCGTTTTCGCCAACAAGTTGAGCCATGGCCTCAACGTGCTCGCTCTCTTGTTTCTTGTCTGGCTTCTCACCAGTCACAGCAGGAGCGGACTCTTCTTTCTTATCATCAGCGTCAGCATCAGCGGATTCGACTTGCTTGCCAGCCATATGCTTGGATGCTTTCATGTACTCGCCAGCACACTTCATGGCCTCTTCTTTAGAGCGCCCCATGGCCTCGTAAGCCTCGATAGCTTGCTTACAGTGCTTCATGACCTCTTCAGACTCAGCCTCTTCATCGCCCAAGTACTCACCAATGAGCTTTTTGATCAGAGCAATGTCTTGCTCCTCATCAGCGTGTGGAGCTTCTGGTTGAGCTTCAGCTTCAGGCTTTGGTGCCTCGGCTTGTGCTTCAGCTTCGGGCTTCATCTCTTCTTTTTTGTCTTCTGGCTTCTTTTCGTCTGGCATACTTTTCTCCTGTTCAAGCATTGCTAAAACCTTGCCTCCGGCTCCCGCCTCAGTGACGAGATCACAGGAGACTGCCGAATCAAGGCGGTTCACTACCTTCACTTCAGTCAAACCCTCAGCGATTGCCTTGGAGAATTTCACCTTGGCACCTTCTGGGAGCGAAACAGACTTATTGAATTCTTCTAGAGTAACTGTGTTTGCTTGGCCTGAAGCATTGATGGATAGACCAATGAAGTCCTTATCAGGATACTTCTGAGCGTAGGCTACCGAGTGTCGCATGAGCGCGCGGGCCCATCTGTAGGGCTCATCAGGTAGAATAGCAACGTCAGCCGTTAGCATAGCCTGACCATCATCACCCTCTTCTAGCTTCACGGACTCAAAGTGCCCAAGCACGTCCTTAACGGACCTCTCTGGCCTGGTCTGTTCGTCGATCACACTAGGATGATCAGCATAAATCTTTTTACCTTCAAAGATAGGGATAGCAGATTGTAAGGCTTCCTTTGTGTAATAAAAGCCGTCGCGCATATTCCCTAAGCCCTCTTGAATGAGAGCGACTCGGAAGCGTGTAACACCCGTGCCATCATCCTTGGCGAGAGCTTCGGTGAACCGAGCGCGAAAGGCAAACTTACCTGGCTTAAGTGGCTCCGCGCTTTCTTTTGTCTCAGCACGAAGAACGGCAGCGTTAGATGATCCACCTTCCGCCTCGGCAGATTGTTTACCCTCTGGCATCACTGATTCGTCTTTCACAATCTTAAAGCCCTTAGACTTAAGAAGGTTTAAAAACGTAGCGGCATTGATATCAGGATTCTCTACCAGCAGAGATTCAACGTTTGTTTGGTCGTCTACTACTACAGGAGTGGCTTCGGGCAGGATTGGCGGGACTGCCTTGGGTGCTTTCTCAGCAAACATTTTAACCGTCATAAACCCTGGGAAAGTAGACTTCGGGAGAGCTTTATTTTGTTTCATGCATCCACCGTTTTTATAACTCCTGGCTTTAGGACAAACTCCGTTACAATCTTAATCTTTCCATTCGACTCTTGATAGATACGCGGGACCATATCCATCTGATCAATCCTGTATCCCTCTTCCTTGGCGATACGCTCGACCTTCTCAAGAGACTTACCGCAATCGTAGCCTAGACACTTATAGGTCTGAGTCTCTAGCTTATCTCTGAGGTCCTTAACTGTGGTTGAGGCATCAGCAAGGGCTAGAAGCTCATCGTGTCTACCTTTATATTTTTCGGGGTCTTTGCGGAACTCTTCAAACGTAGGTATCCCGAATCGCTTAGGGTCCTCGTACAAGTCTTCTAGAGTGAGGTCAGATAGAGTTTGTTTACTGTTGATCATTCCGCTTTATATCCCTTCGCTCTGCTGATGGAATAGCACTGATTGGTTTCTTTGGCTCCACCGCACCAGGAGTGGAGAGAGGAGACATGAGGGCTGGGTCTGCTTGTGGTGCTTCACTGTCTAGCTTTGACATCTCCTCAGAAAACTCAAAGTCAGTGATCCCAAGTTCCTTAGCTGCAATGGTCGCGGCGCGCTCCCTGGATAACCACTTCTGAGATTGACTGAGTGCCAGGTCTTTAAGCTTTGCGCTTCGATCTTGTGTAATAATATCTGGGAATGTGATCTCACACTCAGCACCTTGGATACCAGCCCAGTTCATGAGCCGTTCCCATGCCTTTGTTAGCATACGCTCATAGACAAGCTGGCGCATCTCAAACTTCTTGGCAACTGGCTCAGTGGCGACCACAGCACTGGCGCGAGTCCCTGCTCCACTTAGGTGAGTCCCAAAGTAGTTAGTGGGGATCTGAGTGCCGGCCGAGATATTTGATAGACACCAGTTAAAGATTTCTTGTGATCCTGCTGCGCCCGACTTTGCTGACATGAACTCACGCTTGATCTTAGAGGTGTGTACAAACTCAGAGCCAGCTTGTGTGATCGTGCCTTGAGCCGCCATGTCTTGAATGTAGGCATCGATATCAGCTTGAGAGCCCTCAATCTGTGTGTCAATCGACCAGGCTGCTTGCTTCTGATGCGAAATCATCTCGTACTCAACGGCATCGCGTAACCGCTTCATGTACCCAAGCACAGGGAATAGATCCGAGCGCCCACGCTTCTCATTGCTCACAGAGTTGACCGTGAAGTGATCAATTTGATCGGCAGCAATTTGACGATAGATGAACTTTAAAGATGGCTGAACTTTTGAATCTTTGACTGAGCTTGCGTTTGTGTAGATTTGGTACTGCGTTGGAGCTAGCCAAACGTAAGCAAGTCGTCTTGTGATATCCTCAGGGTAGGTGATTATTTCTACAATGTTACTAGGATCGATAAGCCGAACCCTAGGAATGAATGCAGTGGGGATCTTATCACCCTGAGCTAGCTGGTAGCCGATATTCATTTCGTTATTCGGTAGCCACCAAAACATTTGCTCACCGTAGATAGAAAGCTCGGCACCTACTTGGTGCATGAGTTCCTGAAGGTTATTTACCTTCTCGAATGCTCGCCAGAGTGCGAGTGCTTTCTTGTTATCTGAGTCAACGCGAAACCCTCGACCAAGGGTGAAGTCTTTGGTGATGGATACGATAGCTTTTCCGAATGGATCGTTGTGGTAAGAGTAGAATGCTTGAGCGTGCATCCGAATGTAGTCTTGGTAGAAGTACAAGTTCTTATAGAACGGTCCGCCAAGGTACGGTGTGAAGTCTTGCCCGACCAGAGAGCCAGTACCAGAGTCGAGATCAAAATCACTCTCTCGTAAGTTCGTATTGTTTGCGTGGTAGGTTTCAGTGAACTTTTCCCTTGATAGTCGTTTAGGCCCATTAGCTGAAATCACTTTAGCGTCTAGCTCAATACTAGGGTTGCGTTCTAAACAAGCAACCAGCTCGGCAGTTGTATGGATCTCGTATGGGTTTGAGATATCTGCTGCCACGAAGTCAGTAGAGAACTCATATCTTGATGGATCATACTCAAGCCCACTTGCTAGTGTTTGGGCCCGAACCATACTTGTAGAAGCTTTTTGTTTACTCATTACTCATGTCCTCAAGCCACTGATTCACGTCTGCGACCTCATCCTCAACCCTCTCGGGTAAATCCGCAATTGCAGCTAGGCGGCACCTACAATTAAAGTGAGCCGGAGGAGTCTCAGCTTGACACTCGTCGTCGCTATGCTCGTCGCCTAGTGCATCACGAATCTCGCGCGTACTCAAACCATGCCGCCACTCACAGCACTCATCGGTGCGGTTATCGAGGACTGCTACCCAGACGAAGTCTTTAACCCCGTACTTATCTGCTAGATCCTTGGCTGCAGACTTTTCGCCATCTCGAACGGCTCTCACAAAGTCATTGGTGATCTCTTGCTCGATCTCCCAAGAGTACATCTGGCGCTCGCCACCCTCACCCACATTGACTGGTTCATTATCAAAGCGTGTCTCTGGAAGCTCGGTATCTTTAAATTGAGAGACCACGTCCTCCCACTCGGAGGGATCTAATAGGTTAACTGAGACTGGGCTGCCCTTCTTTGCGTCTGATTCTTTGAATGGCTTAATCACTCGAGGGGGCTTCTTATAGGCGATCTTATCAGGGAAGCAGTACTCCACTCGGTCAAGCATGGCCTTGGTGTCATCCTCATTGATACGCGATAGCTCCACGGCATCCATGATTTTGCGTCTTAAGCGCGAGAGTGCAATAGTGATTCTATGGTCAAGCCGGTGCCCAGTAATGGTGTCTTGAGTGATCTGCTTGGTGATTTCGCTTTGGCTGATGCGCAGCTCGGGTGCCTGTTCGCCTTTCGGCTTGAGTGTTCTAGCGAGTGCCTCAAACTCTCCGGCTTGTGCGAGCACGTAACTGGCCTTACGCATTCTAAACAGGCGGGCGAGTATATGTACGCCAAGCTCCTTCAGAACTGCTTCCAGTTGAGCATCAAGAGCCGACAAGTGTCTAGACGCCTGGGATCCAAAGAAGTCATCACTTGGGATGATGGAATACCGATGCGCACAGATAGCCCTGATGCGCTCGAAAGCCTCTGACGCCAAGCGTGAGACATCCGTTTGAGTATTCCAGAGGATCTGTTCTTGGACCTTAGCCAGGTCATTCATGAAGTTCTTATAACGTGGTACTTGATCTAGCCTTGGCATTACCTATCTCCGAATGATTCGTAAGACTCCTGGTGAAGGTTCCCACACCTTGGTCAACTCTGCTACCGGATAGCCCATAGCGTCTGACATATGAGTGAGGCTTGGGTCCTTATGCTGATCTAGGATAGCAGAAGCGCCGACCTTCCAAACTACACGCTCTAGGTCGCGTTTAAGATGCTTACACTTCTCTGGGTGATACCACATGGAGGTCTCGCCCTGTGCGTTCTTAAGCCTCATGTTTACTGTATTGACTCGATCCTTAACGGATGGATTTGATGCTGGCGTGATATTCTCCCATCTTATCCCGGCATCCGTTAGCATCTGCTCGATGATGGCGTAGTCTGAGCGCCCCACGGCTGAGGTCTTCATCGCATTACCTGAGGCATCTCCACAGATCGTGACACCTGCTTTATGGTCTTTGACCTTCTCGATTAGCTCGATGGATGCCTCCTGGGTATGGGAGTTCTCTAAGTAAATCTCATCAAACCAGTAGAAGTTAAGGCCGTTTGTTTGCCCAAGCACCCAAGAGATGGGGGTCACGTTAAAGTCCATCCCAACCACAATAGGTAGGTGTGGGCTAATGAGCGAGCCATCTCGAGTGAAGGGAGAAGTGGTCCGATGATTATGAGCCCCGTTGGTGAGGTAAGCCTTACCACTGGTTAGGTCTCTAAACTCCGCTAGGATCTCTTGGGCAAAAACTGCCTCAGTCATCTCGCTTCTAGCAGCCTCAAACTCAGCCTGTGAGAAGAATGGATTGCAGGTAGAAGGCCCAGAGAATGCTTCCCACGATCCAGTACTGTCGTTAGTTGCTGTCTCAAAGAGATCATAAAACGAATCAAATCCAGCAGGAGTTGAAACGAATATAGCAAACCCATTTGTAGTGGCTAGCATGGGCCTTAGAATCATCCCCCACAAGTCTTGTGACTGGTCTCTTACCTCGTCTACCACTACGCCATGCAAAGTCTTCCCCCGAAGGGAGTCTGGGTTATCTCCAGACAAATACTCAATTGAGCTTCCGTTAATGAAGTCTAGCCTAAGCTCGGTGTCAGACTTTCTAGCTAGCACCTCTTTGGGGAGACCTTTGATTGCCCTTCGGTATTGCTCACGGCTTTGGGAGAATATGGGGGATACAAATGCGTACTGAGTCCCTGGACTGGTCCAGGCTTTAGAGATCAACTCATTATTTGCCATGGTAGACTTCCCAAACTGTCTGCCTGTGGCTGCGACCTTGTACCTTGCTTTTGAGTTATGAAACCTAAGTTGGACTTCGTGTGGAGCGTATAGAACTAGGGTTTTATTCATCGCCTGGCTTCGTTGGCTTTGTGGCTTCTTTTGCCCACTCGGTCTTATAGGTTAGGTTTGCGTCTACCTTCTCCACTACCTTTTGCTCGACCTTGTCGGTGTAGCCTAGCATTTGCTTAGAGAGCCAAATGCACATTGTGGTATTGCCACCCATCGCCATCTCAAACATCTTACGCTTAAGCGATGTTCTACCGCCAGCACGTCCCTTTTCTAAGATAGCGGCATATCTGCGCTCAATCGTTCTCTTATGGATGCCAACTATCGACGAGATTTCATCAGTGGTGCAGTTAATCGCAGCAAGTTTCTCAATCGTCCCAACGTCAACTTCTTTAATTGGTCGAGCCATTCACTCAAGATTTACACAGTCCACTACCTGAAACAACTCCGAATATGACCCCATGAGCAATTCTAGAGTCAAAGGAGTGACGGTTCCAGAGTCCATTACTGGCATACAAGCACCGGATAGGCGCGAGAACTCATTCATCCACTCAACCACTAGCTCAGTACACATAAAAGCTTTCCGGCTTCCTAGGGGATTTCTGATGCGTATGCCGACACGTCCAAGCATGAGCACTAGCCCAGCTCCGATGATCGCCCCATAGTCATAGCTTCGGTGTCGGTATTTCTGGACAATGATGTCTAGCGCGGCCTCGGCTTCTTTCTCGTATTTGATCACCTTGAATCGCTTGGTCTTTGGATAGTGAGCAAAGAAGTAGCTTGACCACTCGGGGACCACTCCCGAAATGAATGCATGAACCATCCATTCCTCTTCGACTCCGCCATACCTTAGAGCTGAGTGAGAGAATGATCCGCCTGTGAGCCACATGATGAGCCTTGAGAGTGGAGCGGTGCCTTGGGCGAGTACTACTTCCATCAAGTGCTCCGCTGGATGCCGACCGTTACAACAGCACCACATCGAACGCCCTGAGTAACAGCCGTTAAATTGAATCTAATAATCCATGTGTTGAAAAGTAGTTTTCCTACCACGTCACTAGACTCGGTTACACTCTCTGCGCCATCCATTTTTCGACCATGGATTGAGTTGCAAAATCTAAACAGGTTCACGTCAAAGTCATAAAGATTGTATCCGCCAGTCTGACCATAGTTTGGCGTCAACACATTGGCAGTCGAGTCATAATCAAAGAACCCAAGGTTACCAGCTACAGGCACAGGTACAGCCTTTAGAATCTGAGTGCTTGCATGCTTTGCCGTTAGGTCCATGCTCCATGCTCCAGTTCCAGGAGCAGCTGGAACAATCACGTTGTATGGGCCGCCAAGGTTTACCTTGTTGAAGTCACCTGTGGTTTGAGTGAGTCCAGTTGTAGCAGGGGCCATTAGCATTGCAGCACAATGATCATCAAGGCTAGCAGACTCCCAGATAACTCGCCCACCGATGCCGTACCAATGGCCTAGCATTTGGAAATCTACGCTTGGAGTATTGGCGTCTAAGATAAGCCTAGGTCCTGTCCCGTAAGAGCCGGTCGAGATATCATCACCGCGCCCCGTATTGCACACGGTGTATCCTGGCGGAATACGATTAACCGCGTTCAACCTTCTGTTATCCGTTGTCGATGGCGCTAGAATCTGATTTGCGCTTGGCTTGTAGTTCGCCTCGTAATCATCAAGATCAGTCGTGTCTGATGAGTCTTTTCTTAGTTCACAAGTGAGAATCAATACCCCATCCACTGCTATCAAATCATACTTATCAGCGTGCTCTATACCCTGTAGGCATTGCTTTCCTCGTCTATCTACAAAGGCTTTGATGATTGACCAATCGACTCTTTTTGCGTTCATTTGGTTTAGGTCTCCTTGGTCAAGATGATTAATCCAGCGTTGAACTTCTTCGCTCCACCTACCCTATAAAGATACCACCTGACAGATGTTGAGTAGCGCACAGGAAAGCCAGTAGGGCAAACCCACACAAAGCGGTCATGTTCCTCAAGGGATAAACCGAAATTACCTTCATTCGGTGAGAGTGGAGAGCCCGCATCGTCAAGGTCGTAGGCAGTATCCGAGACAAGATCAGAAGTAAGAATCCCGTTAGCTCCAAAGATTTCTTCACCGTCAACTTGAAGCCTAATTCTCCAATTATTCTTATCTTCGTGGTTTATTAAACACGACGTAACAATACCTGACCCTAGATACTCATAGATCTTAGTCCACACCCCAGTGTTTATTGTAGTCTTGCGAGCAATACCGCCCGTGCTTGCGTTCATGTCATCGTATCTTAGCTTACTGCCAACTGATGGGATTGTTCCAGACGAGGGTATAATTGTGACCTCCGCGTCTACCTTCATTCTGTCGCCGACATTTCCGATCAGTGTCCCATCAGAATCACCAACAATCCGGTATTCTTTCGGAAATATTCCCTTAATTAAGTCAGTACCTTCGGAGATAGATAGGTTTACACTCCCGTCATTTACTGTAAGCGTCCCAGCTCCGATGAGTGTAATTACATTACTTGAGGCAGCCCAAAGTAAGTAATCCTGTGGGGGGATGGTATAGCTTGAGCTTGCGGCAACCGTGACGCCTGTGTCTGCCACTGCTTGAGGCGATGCCGTGTTATTGATCAGTATCTTACTCATGGCGTAGAGCTTCCTTTTAAAATGAGTTGAACGCTTGCGTTCTTACAACTTCCAGTCACTACCTGCACAGCGATCTCTTTTCCCCTAGTGACATTAACGCCAGTCACGCTATCGACTTTCGAGTAGGCGGCAGAAACCGTCATTGTGTATAAAAGAGTGTAAGTCACCTTGTCGTGTTCGTAGATCCCAACCGTGCATGTAGTAGAGTTCTCGTTTGAAAATGTGACCTCTGTGAGCTTCCCTTGATAAAATGGGAATGTAATTCCAGTGATGTTTGATGGGACCGATCCATTCTGAAGCCATGTACCAGACCTAGACGTTCCACTTCGAGTGAAAGCAAACCCTGGGCTTGCTGATGCGCCAGCAATATTCAACACCTCTTCAATTGCACTCTGAGTATCGGATGACGTGATGACAGAGGGTGCGCCGCCAAAACCTGGGTTTCTGAGAGGGAAAAAATAGGTCGATAGTGCGGATTGAACCTTGCCGATCAAGCCCATTATGGTGACTCCGTGATTCTAGTGTCATTCCCTGCGCTCCCAGCGATCACATAGATAGTTGCCGTAGATGCTGCCCAAGGGACCATCTCGCCCTTTTGAATGGGAGTTCCTGTTGAGGTAGTGACCCCGCTATCTAGGCCCCAATAGATTGTTGTGTTTGAATTATTATAAAGCGTCACGTGCTTGCGATTGGTTAGCTGGGAGGCTCCAACCTTCACCTCAACCGCGCTTGTTCCAACCGTGAGCGCGCCTTGAGTGCCGCCAACCTTAAGCGTGTCTCGAGTGAACAGATCGCCCGTAGCAGATGAGTCTACCCAGTTACTTTCGGCACCAGTGCTTGAGGCACCTGCGATCTTAATGCTCTGACTTGCTTGTATCTCTGAAAGGTCAGCCATGAATCCCTCATAAAAAAGTGGGAGTGTTTAATTAAAAACACCCCCACCCAAGCAGTATTCGACAGATTTATTGAATAAGTCCCATAACGGTAGAATACAAGTCCTGAGACTGTGAATTCTCTCGGTTGGTCTTAACGATCCTGATTTCTTTACCAGCAGCCCCAACCACAATGTATGGCGGGAAGTCGATCTGGAAGTTAGGGCTAGCGGTGGAGTTAAACGCTACAGCGATAGTCACGGCAGAGACACCATCGTAGTATTGAACTTCAAAGCCGGCTCGGCCAGAGGCAGAGACTAGAACCGAGTGAAGCTCAAACACTCCGGCAGCAACCGCATAGGTGTGAGTGGAGCTAGCGCCTGCAGCCACTGCTGTAGCCTTAGAGTAATCCGTTACTTCAGTCCCAGGAGTTGGGGCCATGTAAACTGGCAATGGATTGCTAGAAGAAAAGGCAGCGCCAGTTGCATCGTGAATTGCAACGTCAGCAGCATGCACCGTTCCGTTTGAAATACCAGTTTGACGGATTACTTGTTCCGCATCGCCAGGTGTGGCGGCTCGGGTGTGAACCACAAGTCCGGCCTGAGA